CCTCGGCGTCGCCTACAAGCCGTCCTCGCGGCTGACGGCCGGAAGCCACGCGATCCTCGTCCGCGAGCTATTGACCCGCCGCGGCCACGAGGTCGCCTCCTACGACCCCCACGTCCACCCCGGCGGCAAGATCCCGCCCGGCCCGCGAGTCTGGCTGGTCGGCTGTCGTCACCCGGAGTTCGCCGACCTGACGCTCCCCGCCGGCAGCGTCGTCATCGACCCTTGGCGCTATATGCCCGACCAGGACGGCGTGGAGGTGATCCGGCTTGGGGGCGCAGGCGTACCGGCTGCTCGGCCTCTATGAGCCCGACCCCGGCTGGCTGATCGAGGTCGGCTCCGAGCGCGGTGAGGGATCGACGGCATGGCTGCGCGACTACGCCGAGCGCACCGGCCTCGGCTTCACGACCTGCGACATCGACCCCGCCCAGCACGCCGAGGCCGAGCGAATCGCACCGGGCCACGCGATCTGCGGCCGCGGGCGCGACGTGATCGCGCAGTCCAAGCCGGTTTCGGTCGCCTACCTCGACGGCTTCGACTTCATTCCGCCCGGGCGCGAGGGCGACGTCTTCATCGCCGAGCAGCGTGAACGCTACGCCGAGCTCGGCTACACGCTCTCCAACGGTCGCTGCCACGCCGAGCATCTGGCCGAGGCGAAGGCGCTCGCCAGCCGTGCGAACCGGCGCTGCGTGGCGATCTGCGACGACACCTATCAGGGGCCGCGTGGCGGCTGGAAAGGAAAGGGAGCGACGGCGGTGCCGTACCTGCTGCAACACGGCTTCACGCTGATCGCCGTCGAGGAACCCGCCGAGACGTCACTCGGCGCGGCGGTGCTGCGACGATGATCAGCGTCCTTCTGCCGACCACCGGGCGCCCCGACCGCGCCGAGGTCTGCGTCCGCCGCCTGCGCGAGACCGCGCCCGGCGCCGAGATCATCTGCGCCGTCGACGCCGACCCCGAGACCGCCCGCCGGCTCGGCCCGCTGGTCGACGTGCTGCTCTGCTCGACCGAGCTGCGCGGCTGCTCGGTCGCCTGGAACGACTGCCTGCGCGAGGCAACGGGCGACCCGATCGTCTTCGCCGCCGACGACCTGATCTGGGGCGAGGGCTGGCTGGAGGCTGCGATGGCCGCACACGCCGAGCACCCCGACTGCCTGATCGGCTTCAACGACGGCCACTGGGACGCCGAGCTGTCCACCCACTACCTCTTGCCGCGCTCGTTCATCCGTGAAGTCCTCGGCGGCGTCGTCGCCTGGGAGTTCTACAAGCACAGCTTCAACGATCTGGAGACCTGCGAGCGGGCGAAGGCGGCGGGCCGCTACCACTGGTGCGAGGGCGCCGACGTCCGCCATGCACACTGGCTGTTCGGCGAGCGCGAGATGGACGCCACCGACGAGCGCCGCCTCCCCGACCATCCCGCCGACCAGCGGATCTACGACGAGCGCGCGGCGGCCGGGTTCCCCAACGACTTCGAGGCGGTGATCAAGTGAGCGTCGCAGTCCGCCGCGCGCTGTATGGGAAGATGGCCGCCGACGTGACCCTCGTCGCGCTGCTCGGCCCGCCTCCCAGCGGCTTCTCCAAGGGCATCTACTACCAGGCCGCACCCGATGGCGCCGAGCCGCCCTACATCATCTTCAACAAGCAATCGGGCACCCCGCGCTACGCGATCGGCGAGCGCGCCTACGACGACGACGTCTGGCTGATCAAGGGCGTGATCCGAAGCTCCGGTCCCGGCGGCGATTCCCCCGACACCGCCGACGACATCGCCTCCCGGCTCGACGTGCTGCTGACCGACGGCGCGATCTCGATCTCGGCACGGACGCAGCTCTACCTGCGGCGCATCTCCGACGTCGATTTCTCCGAGGTCTCCGACGGCACCCTCTACCGGCACGCCGGCTCCAACTTCCGACTCATCTATGAGTAGTCCCGTCGCTTAGCCGCCTGGCGACTCAAACCCCCGTGCACCCGCAAGGGCGCGGGTATCCCGAAAGGAGCCATCCGAGATGGCTAAGCAACTGCTGGGTCCGAACACCCAGGTCACCGTCAACGGCGTCGATCTCTCCGACCACTGCACCTCCGTCACCGTCGGTGACGAGACCGAGGAGCAGGACGTCACCGGGTTCGACCAGACCTACCGCGAGATGGCCGACTCGCTGAAGACGGCCTCGATCGAGACCACGTTCATCCAGGACTACGCCTCGGGCTCGGTCGATGCCACGATTGGCGGCATCTACTACAGCACCGCCTCGGGCACGATCAAGGTCAAGCCCGACACCTCGGGCACCGTGGTCTACACGCTGATCGCGCGGCCGACGTCGTTCAACCCGGTTGCCGGTGGCCCCGGCGAGGCGTCCACGATCACGACCACCTGGTCGGCTCGCGGCACCGCCGGTCTGACGCGCGGCACCGCGTAGACGAACGCCCCTTCACAAAGGTGAAGTGACGGTGCCTCCACGGAGGTCAGCCGTCAATCCCCGATGCGGTCAGCGGTAGCCAACCCGTGCCGCGAAAGGAGGAGCGCATGTCGCGCTCAACCAAGGACTCCTGGCTCACCGGGCCGGGGGATCTCAGGGAGGCCGACGTCGAGGACGTGCCCGTCAAGGGTGAGTCCGTCCGCGTCCGCGGCCTGCCCGCCGCCTACTCCAACAAGGCGCAGTCCGAGGCGCTGGAGATGAAGACGATCGGCAACGCGCAGATCGCCACGGTGAATACCGCAAGGCTCGAGGTCTTGCAGTTCGCCTACGGCTGCGTCGAGCCGTCGTTCTCCGTCGAGGAGGCCCAGCAGGTCGCCGAGAGGTTCGGCCCCGCGTTCAAGAAGGTGATCGCCGAGATCGACCGCCTCAGTGGCGTCGATAAGGACGCGATCGAGAACGCCGAGGCCCGATTTCCGGCTGGCGGAACGGGATCGAATGGAGCGCGGGAAGCGCGGGAGGATGCGGCTGCCACCGGGAGTGGTGGACCCGCTGTTCCTGCACGAGCTCGCGCTTGAGCTGCACATGCCGGTCGGAGAGATGTGCAACCGCATGAGCGCACACGAGCTGACCGTGCTGTGGCCGGCGTTCTTCGCCTACCGCAATCGCGAGGCGACGCGCCAACAAGAAGCACAGACCCAGGCCCAGAGGACTCTCGGATGAGTCCCCTGGGCCTTCGTGCTTTCAGGAGGGTGCAATGCCGGCGAGGCTGACCAGCCGCATCCCGCAGATCATCGCCGAGGTTAGGCCGGACCTGATCGACGGCGCGACCGAGCTGGCCGAGCGGATCGCCACGGGCGCCAAGGATCGCGTCCCGGTCGAGACCGGCGCCCTGCGCGACGCGATCCATGTCGTCGTAGAGGACGACTCGGTTGCGGTGGTCGCCGGCGACAGCGACGCCTTCTATGGTCACATGGTTGAGAACGGCACCGTCAAGGCGCCGGCGCACCCGTTCCTCGTCCCCGCCTTCGAGGCCGAACTGCCGAGTGTTGAAGTGATCGTCGGCGAGAAGCTGAGGGGTCTGTAATGGCAACCCCCGCAGCCATCCTGAACATTCTCGTTGACGTCAACAGCGGCGCCGCGACCGCGCAGCTCACGCAGCTCAACTCGCAGATGAAGGCGACTGCCGTGACCGCGAACACCACCTCGACTGCGATCGGCACCAAGCTGACCAGGGCGGCAAAGATAGGTGGCGTCGCCCTCGCCGGTGGACTCGCCTACGGCCTCTACAAGGCGGTCGATGCGGGGGTCAGCTTCGAGAAGCAGATGGACTCCGTCGGTGCCGTCGCCGATGCCTCGGCCAAGCAGATGAACAGGCTCCGCGAACAGGCGCTCAAACTCGGTCAGGACACCGCCTACAGCGCCTCGCAGGCCGCCGAGGCACAGGGTGAGCTGGTCAAGGGCGGGATCAAGGTCAAGGACGTGATCGGCGGCGCATTGCCCGCCGCGCTGAGCCTTGCCGCCGCCGGTGAGATCGACCTCGCCAGCGCCGCGGAGACGACCGCCAACGCCATGCAGCTCTTCGGCCTGCAGGGCAAGCAGGCGAGCCATGTCTCCGACCTGCTCGCCACGGCGGCGAATAAGACGACCGCCGACGTCGAGGACTTCGCGATGGCGCTGAAGCAGGGTGGCGCGGTCGCCAAGCTCGCCGGCTACGACATCGACCAGACCGTCACAACGCTGGAAGCGCTGGCGGCGGCGGGGATCAAGAACTCCGACGCCGGCACGTCGATGAAAACGGCCTTCATCCAACTGCTCAAGCCGACCGAAAAACAGGCAGCGCTGACCAAGCAGCTCGGCCTCTCCTTCATCACCCAGAACGGCGAGATGAAGGACGCGGCGGCGATCAGCAAGCAGCTCCAGGCCGCCACCGACGGGATGACCAAGGCTGAGCGCGCGCGGACGTTCGCGACCCTCGCCGGCACCGATGGCGTCCGCACCCTGAGCGCGCTCTACGACGCGGGGCCGGCGCTGCTGAAGAAATACGCCGACGCCAACCGAGAGGTGGGCACCGCCCAGGACATCGCCCGCGAGAAGATGGACAACACGGCGGGGTCGATCGAGCAGTTGAAGGGCTCGCTGGAGACACTCGGTATCCGGGTGTTCGAGGTGATCGGCCCACCGTTCCGCGATGCCGTCGATCTCGCGACCAAGGGTGTCACCGCGCTCGGCAACGCCAACTTCAACAAGCTCACCCACGATGAGACGCTGCGCCAGCTCGTGGACGTCATCGGCGATTTGGGGCGGATCTCGAAGTGGACGTTCGAGAAGGTCATCCAGCCGGTGCTCAAGCCGACCCTGAAGGTGTTCATAGGGCTCACCAAGGGTGTGATCGGGATGGTTCAGATCATCACCGGCCTGCTCACCGGCGACTTCAGGCAGGCGTGGGAGGGCGTCAAAAACATCTTCAAGGGCGGGGTCGATGCGATCATCGGCACCTTCCAGGCGTCGATCGCCCCGGTCAGGACGATCGTCGACACCGTCGCCCACGCGATCGGCGGGCCGCTGAAGAAGGTCTGGCACGGGATCTCCGCCGCGTTCCGCAGCGGCACCGACTTCATCCTCGGCACCTTCACCTCGATCCTCGACGGGATGGCGAAGCTGGCCGATGCGGGGTCGAAGATCCCCGGCCCGGTCGGCGATATGTGGGACACGGTGCAGGCCGGCGCCGAGGACGCCGCCGACTCGATCAACAAGTTCCGTGAGGAGCTGCGCGGCAGCGACAAGGCGATCCGCGACAGCGGCGCGCAGATCACGTCCTGGCGCAAGAACGCGCGCCGGAACTTCCGCGACGGCGTCGATGCAGTCGGCGCGCTGGGCCACGGCTTCAAGCTGTTCGACCAGGACAGTGGTCGGGCACTCGCCGGGGCGGGCCGCAACCTCGACCGTTACGGCCGCAACCTCGACCGCTCCGAGGACAAGACCCGCGACTTCCGCCGTGACGCCGGCGGCAACTTCACCGGCCTCAGCGACGTGATCGGCAACGCGCTGTCGGTGATCGGCAACAACACGAACAAGATCCTCGGCTCGCTCGGTGCCAAAAAGCTCCAGTTCTCGGCGTTACAGAAGGCACGGATCGCCCAGGGCGATGACGCCCGCGGTCTGCAGGGAGGCGGCCTCGTCCCCGGCACCGGCTCCGGTGACAAGGTGCCGCTGCACCTCGGCGGCCGCCTTGCCGCGATGGTCGAGCCGGGCGAGTACGTCTCGGTCGCCAACCGCAACGCGACGGCGGCGCTGATGGCGACCAACGCGGCGGTGCCGCGGTTTGCATCCGGCGGCGTCATCCAGCAGGCGCTCGGCCCCTACGACATGCCGCCGATCGTCGCCGATCCCAACCACGGCAGCGCCGGGTTCAACTCCCACCTCCACCTCGACTTCTTCACCAAGCAGCAGGCGCTCGCCTACGGCCACAAGATGCAGGGGATGGGCTGGACGATCGGTGAGTACACCGGCAGCAATCCCTACGGCTTCGGTCCCGTCACCGTCCGGCACCAGGCGCCCGGCCACTACGACGGCACCGCCTTCGACGCCAACACCGCCGCCGATGAGACACGCGACGAGGTGGCCGCCGTGGTCCGGATGCTCGGCGGTGCCGCGGTCGGCGGTGCGGCGCAGAAGATCGCCCGGCTGATCCTCAAGGGTCCGGACGGCCCGATGAAGAACATGGGCCAGGCCGCGATCGACAAGGCGACGAAGGCCGCCAACGCCTATATCGCCAAGCATATGCCGACCGACATGGGCCCGTCGATCGGCCCTCCGGTGGACGTCAAGAACCTGCCTCCGTCGCTACAGAAATACAACTACCGCTGGGAGCCGCATTGGGCGCCTGACTGGACCGGCCCTCAGATGCCGGTAGACAAGGTTGCGATGCTCGCTGAGTGGGCCGGCGCCCCTGGCGTGACGATGGCTCAGGTCGCGCACGGCGAGTCGAACTACCGGCCGGGAGCGGCGGGCCACGACGCCAACGGCTACTCGACGGGCTACGGGCTGTGGGCGATCACGACCGGAGTCGGCAACGACGCCGAGATCAATAAGTACGGCGGCCCGGAAGCGATGTGGAACCCGATCACCAACGCGATGATTATGGGTGCGTACTACAAGCGCGCGGGATTGCAACCGTGGACGGGAACCCGGTTTCTGACTGACCCGAACGCGCACTACACCGGCCCGATGAGAAAGCACGGCGGCATCGTCGCCAAGCTCGCCGAGGGCGGATTGCTGGCGCCGGCGACCCTCAATGCGATGAAGCCGTCGACCCCCGGCGCCTACCCGCTGCCCGGCGGCGGCGAGGTCTTCGGCGGGCCAGTAGTCAGCGATATGACCGAGTCGATCATGTCGTGGCTCGGCCCGACCGCCAGGGCCAAGCGGGACAAAAAGGACAATGACTACGAGCATGGCGTCAAGCGGATCAAAGGCTATATCGACGATCTCGGGATCAAGAAGGGGATGCTCAACGAGCTCAAGGATCAGGCCGGGCGGATCGCGCTGCTCAGCGAGAACGCCGACGCGGCATCGGCGCTCGGCAGCGCGGTCGGCGGCAAGTCGCAGATCGACTGGCTGAAGGAGCAGCTCGAGGCGATGTTCGAGTACCGCTGGATGCTGATCAAGGTCGAGGCCGCCGCGAAGGGCCGCGCTCGTGACGTTGCCCGCTTCGTCCGCAAGCTCGAGCACGAGATCAAGCGGATGGAGAAGGTTGTCAGCCGCAACAAGGAGCGCGAGAAGGAGTACCAGGACGCGGTCAAGAAGGCGAAGGGCAAGGACGCGAAGGAGGCCGCCGAGAACCGGCTCAAGGCGTTCCAGGCGATCCTCGGCGGCCAGGAGGCCAAGCTCGGGCTGCTCAAGGGCCTCGTTCTGCCCGGCGTCAACCGTGAGCTCAGCGGTCTGAAGGGTCAGCTCGACACCGAGGGCGAAGGCGCCGCCGGCCTCTTGCAGACGCTCCAAGGCATTCGCGCGACGAAACGGAAATTGCGCTTCACAGAGCCGTATGGCGCCGAGCTCGGCCTGCTCAAGGGCGACATCCTCAGCACCCAGATCACGCTGCGCGACGCGCTCACCGGCGACACCGAGAACGAGAGCGGCAGCGTCCTCGCCGACCTGCTCAGACAGCAACTCGCGGGCTCGCGGCGTGAGAACGCGCTGCTGCGGGCACAGATGCCGGTCTTCCAGTCGATGGTCCCCTACATGGGCGCATTCGCCGCAGGCGGCGTCGCCCTCGTCGGCGAGTCCGGTCCCGAGCTGGCGAGCCTGCCGTCAGGCACCCGGATCACCTCGGCCGCCGAGACCCAGGCGATGCTGGAGCCCGAGGTCGCGCTGATTCTCAACGGCTGCACGATCGACACCCACGGCCAGACGCTCGCCGAGGCGGTCAAGGTCGCCGTCAACGGCGAGCTGCGCGAGATCGGCCGCGTCAACAACCGCCGCACCCCGACGAAGGTCTAGATGGCAACCACGCTCACCCTCACCCCGAACCTCTCCGGCG